TAAAATCAGGGATAACGCTTGTAAGATCATCGCGGTTTAGCCAGTTGGCTATTGCTGTCTTTAGTTCTGCATAGGTTGTAATAGCCATTACCACTTAACCTTATCTGATACAGCCTTGCACATTCTTAAAAAATCTTCTTGCTCGTACTGTTGTTTACACATGTTTACCATTTTATGCACAAGTTGAACATTCTCTTTGATGTAACCAAACTGACTATCAATTCTATCAATAGAAGCGTCTGACTTGTACGGATGACCTGTTTCAGGAAAATCAATACACCAACCTGTTAAAGCGCAAGTGCCACCCTGCACATCCATGATGTCTGCCACATCATCAAGAGTAATAGCAAAGTCTATATTTCGCAAAGATGCTGATGTTCTAAACTTGTTGAACCAAGAAATTCTAATCCCGCGATGCCATCCGCGACTGCAGTTTTCTGTAATTTTATTGGAGCATGATTTGCATAGCTTGCCCTCACGCAGAGATGCTTCAGCATACCATTTGCGAAGGTAGGTCTGCCGCAATCCGCACGACGGACAATTTTTTGCATATCGCCCGCTATCAAGTTTTATTACTTCCATGGCATTTCCCACTTAACGCGGTTGCTCCAATATGCGGCGCTCATCTTGCCTTTGGCAATGTTTTTAGCGTGCCTTGCCTTAAACGACTTAGCACGCTTTGTCATAGTTTTATCGCCCGTCTTGCCCTGCTGACCAAAGCGTATCGTCTTTACCTTATCGCCATCCTTAGCCACAACCACATGTGACTTGGTTTTGTGGCTTGGAGTGCGCTTGGGTTTATTATAACCCGATACTCCAGCGCGGGCGAGGCGGGGGTCTTTAGGCATTACATCCCCATCATTGTTGGGTCTACGCCCATAGAACTCAAGTACCGCGCATAGCCGCGACGATAGTTTGCTGGGTCAACGTAAAGATCAGCGCCAGACATTGCTGCACGCTCTGCATCAACAAACTCACGGAACGACATAATGCCCTGCGACATAGATGGGCTAGTGGGCGACATGCCTGACGGATAGGGTGTTGTCGGCGTAGCTGGAGCCATTGGGCTTAGCTGGTCCGACATTGGTGGCACTGGGGCAACACCTGATGCCATGCTGCCTGTCGGACTTAGTGCTGCAGTCGTTGCGCTTGGGCGAGGCATGTTTGCTGGAGACATAAGTCCACCGAACTCACCAGCAGAGCCAATGTTGTACGTATCTGGAGTAGTCATTGCGCCCGCAAACTCACCGCCCTGACCTATGCCATACACGTCTTGATTAACTTTTGGAGCAAGTAAGCTATCGCTGTACTCAGTAATTGGCGTACCCATTGTCATATTAGGGCGCAGCTTTGGTCTAAGCGAAGTGCGCGCAGCAATCTCTTCTACCTTATCCTGCGCCTCAAGCGGTTTAGCAAAGAGATTACCCAGCATGGAAATCAAGCCGCCGCCCTCAAACTTATCCCCAGATGCGCCAGCGCCACCACCGTCTAGCATGTCAAGCAATCCAGTAAAACGCTTGCCTGTCGCAGCCTTGCCACCAAACTTTGCGCCTAGCTCACCGCCGCTTAGCGCGTTCAAAGCACCTAATCCTGCAAGTAATCCTAGAGGGTTCATTTCTTTTTACCTTTTTTCTTTGCTGCAACCTTCTTTAAGTCTGCGCCAGTAATTTTCTTGCGTGGTGGGGCCGCTGCGGCTAATTTTCTTTGCTTTGGACTGTATTTAGAATACGGCATTAGGACTTCACCTGCTTTTCCCATTCATAACACTTAACTTGCATGATTGTATACGTCGGATATTTCACCTGCAAAGAGGGAACCCCGTTCTGCATAAAATCCGCTATACATTCATTCTCATCAACATACGCAGGCCCACCGACTGCAAAGCAGTAATTCTGGGCGCATAAGAGAACAAATGCAGTAAACATCACATCACTTCTTCACTTTCTTCTTAGCTGTCTTAGCTGCTTTCTTAAATGCTTTAGCTGTTGGCGCACCTTTTGAACCAGCTTTGCGCATTTTTTCGCCAGAGCCTGCAGCAATTCTTTTACGCTTTGCATGAATGTTTGCATAAAGACCCTTCGCCATTACTTTTTAGCCTTAGCCATGCATTTACCCTTGCGCTTGCACGCCATAGGGGTTGGGCATCCTTTACATGGCTTAAAACCAGCTTTGCTTCCCATTTTCTTTCCATACGCCATAGCTAACTCCTTTTGCTGCAAACGTATCACATTACGCTATTCCACGCAAATTCCGTTTTATTTCGCCTCTCCAAGAGCTAAACGCGCCAGATAACGCAGTTGCAGCATCACTCGCCATCGTCAAGCACAAGGCATCTGCAAGGTCAGGCGAGGCTAAGCCACGCTTGCGCATCTCATCCTTACTCTCAGCTTTCATCTTGCCTGAACTGGTAAAGCTGTAGCGAATGCTGGTTAGCTCCGCGACAAGCTGGTCATTCTTGGGCAGCTTACAAGAACGATCCTCTAGCCAGCCCTTAGTCTTAAACCAAAGCTCGCTGCGCAGATTAAGATAAGTATCGCCCATGCTTGGCGCTTCAGCTACGTTCACGCCGCGCACAGGCAGGCCAATCTCACGCAGGCGGTCCACCACACCTGAGCCTACGCCAATACTATCGACAAGTATCTCTTTGGGCTGACGTGAGGGTGGCAAACCCTCATACTCAGCAACAACACGGCCCACAGTCTGCATCAAGTCCAGCCCAGACCAGGCTCTAAGCTCAGTCACAATCGGACCCTGACGCTTACATAGCGCAGTTTTATCCGCCCCAAAGCGTGCTACATCCAAGCCCCAGACCGCTCTGGTATCTTCATCAATCTGCACATCGCGGTGCGTGGCATTCTCCACAAGATGAAACGGGATAATCGTGTCATCATCCGCAAGAGGAAACTCACCCAGCACACGAATGCGAAACGCATTGCTTTCTTCACCATAGCGCAGGCGCATCTCATCAACGAACTCATCGCTTACAAGAGGACTATCTACGCATGACCAACGGCGTGTCCACCAGCTATCTGCCATGCGCGTCTGACTTTCAAAAAACGTACCACTACTCCGCGTAGGGTTGCTCAGCATAATCGTAGTTGCGTTATGACCTGACATAGACCCTGCAGCAGCCTCAAATACCTGCTCAGGCACACCAGAAGCCTCATCCACCACCAACATAACATGCTCTGAGTGTACCCCAGCCAAGGCTTCAGGCGTTTCCGCACGTGACGTTCTAGCAGATATAAACATCTCTGCAGGCGCAGACGTATGCTCAACACGGTCAGACTTGGTATTCAGTATGCTCTGCAAGCCCTCTGGAAGCTCGTTTATCCAGCGTTTTAGCTCTGCAAACAAAGCATCAAAAAGCTGACTAGAAGTTGGCGCAGTTACAACAACTTTATTTGGGTAATGCATCAAAAAATACCATAGCATTGCCCAAGAGGCTGCTGTAGACTTACCAGTACCATGACCAGACCGAATGCTAATCTTGCGTTCGCCAGACGCAATCGCATCAAGAAATTCCGCCTGATACGGCAATGGCTCCACGCCAAGCACTTCCTGCACAAATAAAGCAGGCTTCTTGCCGTACCGCTGCACAAACTCAACCATCGTATTTTCTGCGAGATTACTCATGGTCAATCACCTTTGTTTTACGCAGCGCATCTAGGTGAAAATCACCGATATTAATGTTGATTTGCTGCTGGTTGCGCCCACCGTAGCGCTCAGGGTTATAATTGGCTGCAGCTAGGTTTTTCTGACCAATCTTCTGCTTGAGCAACCCAAGGTCAACCTGACTAACATTAGCCTCACTTACATCCCGCGTGCTATCCTCATCAAGCGCCTCAAAAATCTCTCTCTGGCGGCGCTCATTCACCTCGTTCAGCAAATCAAAGGTATCCTCAAAGTGCGCATCTGCAGCATGTAAGCGCGCCTCATCCACCGCTTTAGTCAGCTCTGGGTCTTTCAATATAAGATTGCGAAGAGTTCCGCGATGCATACCCATGTCTGCAGCAAGCGCTTTGATCGTCCTACCCTCAAGCAACCACTCACGCAAATAATCAGCACCACCCCTATTAGCAATCTCAGCTAAGCGCTGCTTCTGCAATGACTTACCAGCCATACCAAATCCTTCTGTGACTTTTCGGAAATTTTAACATGATACTACAATAAAGCAATACGGGGGCGTGGGGGGTGCTACAGGAAGGAAATGGGTTGCGCCACAGGGAGGGTAAGGCACATCACGAGGTAGCACCCCTGCGAATTGTATAACACGAATTTTTCTGTGTGGGAATGTATAATAATAATAGGGGTAGGGGTGGGTGCCAGAC